GCAGGGGGTCATTCTAAAAGCAATGGTAGTGGTATTAAAAACGATGGAAGTATGTACACATTAACTGCCCATGATAATCATTCTATACTTGAAAATTCTACTGTTGTTTTTGAACCAAATAATCCAGATGGAGTAGCTAGAGTTAGAAAAGAAGAAATATCACCTACATTAAATGCTATGACAGGTGGAAATAGGCAACCTTGCATTATCAGACAAAATAAAATTAGACGATTAACTCCACTTGAATGTGAAAGGTTACAAGGTTTGCCAGATAACTATACCCAAGTTCCCTATAATGGAAAACCAAAAGAAGAATGTCCAAGTTCTAAAAGATATGAAGCTTGTGGTAGGGGGATGTCTATAAACGTAATGGAGTTTTTAGGAACAAGAATTAAAGAATTGGACAAAAAATATGTTTGATTTTAAATCAATACAGGATTTCGATAAACACATAAATTTATCTATTCCAAATTATAAAAATTTAAGTAACGTATTCTCTGGTATTACTTGTGCATTTGCTCAACCAGAAAGTTCTGTTGTTGATATTGGTTGTTCTACAGGAAGGTTTTTATCTAGTTTACCAAAAACAAAAAACTGTAAATACATAGGAATTGATGAAAGTGTTTTGCAAAATTCTTTTAATAATTTTGAATTTATTCAAGCTGATATTGAAAAAGCTTTACCAGATATAAAGAACATATCTGTTATTGTTTCTATGTTTACTTTGCAGTTTTTAGGTAAATTAAAGAGAGAGAGAGTTTTGTCAAAAATTAAAAAAATAATTAACAATGGTGCAGTATTTCTTGTAGCTGAAAAAGTATATTTAGATGATCCTGTAATTCAAACATTAGTACACAAGATGCATATACAAGAAAAAAGAAAATCATTTACTGATAAAGATATATTAAATAAAGATACTCAGTTGGCTGTTTCGATGTTTTGTAAAACTGAAACACAGTTAACAAAAGAATTAAATAAAATAGGTAATGTATCAAAAGTTTGGCAGTCTTATAACTTTATGGGGTTTTGTGTTAAAACTTGAGAACCAACTGAAAACATTAGATAAAAAATTTATTTGCATTTAGGACTTGACAAAATACAAGCGAATCACTATATTATACATAAGGCAATTAGAAAGGAAAAAAGATGAAATTCACAAAAGATAATTTGCAAATAAAAAAAGGTGATAACTGTAATTATATATTTTATTTGGAAGGTAAAGATATAAAGTTTGTAGCCAGATTGAAATATGGAGCAAAAACATCTGCTCCAAGTTTCAGAAGATTCTTAATTGATCATTTTACAGTTGAAGAATATTTTGAACGTATTACAAATAATGAGATGCCATTGGATATTTTGAGGTCAAAAGGATATCTTTTGTTACACATTAGACAATGGCTCAAAAGAGATGGATATCCTCAGAATGTTGAGGGATATGAAACTTGGAAAAAAATTCGTGGATCTGGATGGGTCGAAGCTCAAGAAGGTGACAGACCTTAATAAGAAAGGAAGTAAAATGAAAAACGTAAAAAGAGAAAATATAATTTATAATTTATCAAAAGCTCAAGAAACTTTTCTTGAGAGATCTAACTATGGTAGCACATACAACCAATATGGTGATGTATTAAAAGCTTTATTTCCAAAAGGATTACCTAAAGGTGTTTTAAGCGATTTAGAAGAAATGAATCGATTTGGTAACTTAACAATGATTGTACACAAACTTATGAGGTACTGTAACCAGTGGGATGATAAACATAAAGATTCCATTCATGATTTAGGAGTATACGCATTTATTCAAGAGGGTATCGATGATTCAACTAAGGATTAGAACAGAGTATTCCTTTCGCCTAGCTTATGGCTCTATCGAAAAAATTGTAGCTCAATTTGGGATGGATGCCATAGCGATAACTGACAATGGTACATGGGGTCATGTACCATTTGTCAAAATTTGCGATAAGTATAAAGTCAAACCGATACTTGGTGTAGAACTTCCTATCGGTGATATTGGTGGTAATATGATGGGATTTCTAGCTAAAAACAATCAAGGATTATCTGAGATTTATGAGCTAGTCACATTTAGTTATAAAAACAAATTAGATTATGAACATTTATTTGATGTATCTGAAAATGTTATAATGTTATCAGGTGTAAATCCAGACTGGGGATTATTACCAATTACAAAGAGAGATCATTTGTATATAGAAATGAGTTCACCAAAAGCTTTGGAGTTTTGTAAGAAGAAAGGATTTAAACCAGTCGCAACATCCAATAATTATTATCCAACAATTAAAGATAAAGAAACTTATGAAATTCTTGTAGGTAGTAATAAACTTCCAAATGCTAAACCAATTACAAATGATTATGAGTTTCCAAGTTGGATACCTAGAGAAGCTAAAGAAAACACTCACTATATTGCCAATGAATGTAATGCAACTTTACCTACTGCTAAGATGGTATCTTTTATATCAGAATATTCTTTGAAAGATCTTTGTATTCAAGGTGCTAAGAAAAAAGGTATTAAGCTTGAAGGTGTTTACAAAGAAAGATTAGACAGAGAAATAGAGACAATCAAAGAAAAAAATTTTGAGGATTACTTTTTTGTAATTGCAGATATGGTTGCCTATGCCAAGAAACATATGTTGGTAGGCCCAGCTAGGGGATCTAGTGCAGGATCTTTAGTTTGTTATTTAACTGATATTACAACTGTAGATCCCATAAAGTTTGGATTGTTGTTTGAAAGATTCATTGATGTCAGTAGAGATGATTTACCAGATATTGATATTGATTTTCAAGATGACAGAAGAGAAATGGTATTTGATTATCTTAATGATATATATGGCAGTGATAGGGTATGTCACTTGGGTACGATTAGCAGATATAAAGCTAGGTCAGCTATTTCAGAAGTTTGTAAAGATATTAAGATGCCACTACCTGATGTTAAAAGTTTGAAAGAAAATATTATCGAAAGAGCACTTGGTGAACCTAGAGCAGATCTCTGTATTCTGGATACTTTGACAGATACTTATGTTGGTAGGTCAATGGTCAATAAATATCCTCTTTTGAAAACTGCTATTGATATGGAGAACCATGCTAGGCATTCTGGAGTTCATGCAGCAGGTGTTTTGGTGACTGATAAACCAGTTAGTCAATATTGCTCAGTCAGTCAATATTCTGCTCAGATTGATAAGAAAGATGCTGAAGCACTTAACTTATTAAAAATAGATGCATTAGGTTTAAGAACATTATCTGTTATTCAAGATATCTTAGATCAGATTGGATGGAGTAGATCAGATTTGTTTGATAGTCCATTGGATGACCAAAATGCTTTTGATATTTTAAATGATGAGAAATATGCAGGAATATTCCAGTTTGAAGGATACGCATTGCAGAAACTTACAAATGAAATGAAAGTCAGAAAGTTTGATGATATTTCAGCGATTACATCTTTAGCTAGACCAGGACCACTTAATTCTGGTGGTACTGCTCAATATGCCAAAAGAAGAACTGGTGAATTACCAGTTGAATATATTCATCCTATCTTAGAAGAAATAACAAAAGAAACTTATGGTGTAATTGTTTATCAAGAGCAAGTTATGATGATTGTCAGAGATATTGGCAAAATGTCTTGGAAGGATGTGTCAGCGATTAGAAAGGCTACTTCTAAATCTTTAGGTAAGGAATTTATTGATAAATACTTTCAAGATTTTAAAAGAGGTGCAGCTGATTTTGGTGTTTCAGAAATAGAAGCTAGAAACATTTGGGATCACATTAATACAATGGGTGCTTATGCTTTTAATAAATCTCATGCAGTTGCCTATGCAATTGTTAGTTATTACTGTTGCCTATTAAAATCTAGATTTCCACTGGAATTTGCATCTGCAACATTGCGTAATTCTAGAGATGATGAACAGACGAATAACATTCTCAAAGAATTAAAAGAAGATGGTTATTCTTATAAGATGTATGACAGAGAAAAATCAGAGGTAAACTGGTCTGTAAAAGATGGTGAACTAATCGGTGGATT